GTGACAACCAGCAAAATTCATACGCTGCAGAAGCAGCTCGGCCACCTCAATCTGCTCCTTGAGGAGGCGAAGAAAAAGGAAAAGGCCGAGGCGCTGGCCGCCATTCGCGAACAGGTGAAACAGTTCGACATTACGGAAGTCGAATTGCTGAGGGCGGCGGGCTTCGTGAAGGACAAGCCGAAGAAGCTGCCGGCAAAATATTACGATCCGTCGACAGGCAAATCGTGGACGGGCCGCGGCGCGTGCCCGAAATGGCTGATCGGCAAGAACCTCGACGACTACCTGATCCGGCCCGCGCCGGAGCCGTGGTGGCCGGGGGAGACTGCGTAGCGTGGCGGGTGCGGGCGGGGCGGCGGGACGTGATTCCGTTGTCTCAGCTCCGACATGCTTGTGAAAGTCCTCGCATCATCGACCAACCACGGTTTTGTTTGTTGCCGGGGAATGTCGTTGGCTCGCCCGTCCTGCGGCGCGCATACGCGGGCGGCGTTCGCGCGACAGCGTGAACGAGGTGGGGCGAAAGTGAGGGGTGCATAACCGTCACAACGCAGCTTCAGTTCGATCGCCTGCGAAAGTTTCTGTTGAAACAGTCGACTCAGCTCATACCGGGTACGTCAATCAAGTATTACGGAACGGTGGACGTGCGATGAAGCGATATTTGCTACGAATCCTGCTTGCTGTCGTTCTGACGGTGCCTGTGTGCTTGGCGCTGTCGCGTATCGATTCGCTCGCGCGATGGGTAGGAAGTGAGCCCGTTTGGCACGCGCTGCGACCGGTATTCGACTTGTTCGGGTCGTATGGGGTTGAGGGCGACGCCAACGTTATCGTAACTTTGCTACTTGCTGTTAGCTTCCTGATTGCTGGCCTGATTGTATGGGGCGGTGGCGGGCTGCTAGCTTACGTTCGCCACCGAAAAATGTAGGGATTTTGAAAGAGATGCTGCGGTGGGCGGATTTCACATAATTAGCCGTCGACCGCTTAACTCATGGGGGCATTTGCCGATAAATCGGACAAATACCTTATGAGGGCTAGATGGAGCAGATTGAGCTTTTGGAGCGACCGCGGCTTACTGAACGTGAGTTGACGAGCGTCGTGCGGGACATCCGAAATCTTTACTGGATGATCAGAAATACGCGACGCGGAGTCCAGGATGCTCAACGGCGACGGGTCTATCGGCAGATCGAGACCCATAAAAAACGCCTGCTCATGGCAGGCGTGTCGAAGGAAGAAATCTTGCGGTTGCTACGCTGTTGCCGGGCAAGCTTGTGCAGGGAGGAAAGCTGTCTTGATTGTCCGAAGCGTCGCCTCAAAACAGGGCCATATCAATGAGAGAGAGAAAAATTCGATAATTTACCTTATGTCAAATTGGATCGCTAGCTGAACCTGTCGGACCTGTCAGGTTGATTCACGAATTTGTAAACATATTTACAAATCGTTACAGAATCCCACGCAGTCCACATAATGAATCCCACCGCGCCCCGTCATGGGACGGTCTCCGACTTTCTCGCGCTTACAGACGGCCTCTCCATCCGCCAAATTGCCGAAGCGCTTCGTTGCTGTACGCGTAGCGTCCGGAACTACTTGGCCGGCCGCTCGCCGATCCCGTGGCATCGCGTCGAAATACTACGCCTGCGCCAAGTCGAGATAGACGCAGCCCAAGCGGCCGCACAACAACTTATCAGCGAAATTCCCGTGGAGTCGACGATCGAGCCGGACGTATCCGCTCCCGACGTGACGCCCACCGAAATTCTCGCTTGGGTCGGCGTTCATGCTCCGCACTGCCTGTCCAGCCAGAGAAGGTTTCGCCAGTACGTTCGTGGTTGGAACGTTGTAGACAAGATCCGACACTCAAAAGCGAAAGGCGCGTTCGCCGCCGTGCTGGCGAAATGGCGCGTGCTCGTCGTCGATCTGCCGCGCTCGTGGAAGTCATGGCGATCGGGCGGCGTCTTCGCCGACACGGACTCGCCCGCGTACCGCTGGCGCGCCAACGATCCATGACCACCCTCTTTTATTTGCTCGTGCGCCTGAAGTGTGAACGGTGTCGATCTGTCGTCGGATCGCCTCGCGCATTTCGAGCTCGAAGGCGACGCCCGGCAGGCGAATCCGCCAAATACGCTAGAATCCTTCGCCTGCCAATGATACGACCCCGATAGCAACCTACTGGGGACAGGAGAGCATTGCACATGGATGAATACCGAACGCCCATCATTGATACCACCATCTTCACGGACGGCGCGGACGCAATCGGCGTCGGCCTGGATCACTGCCCCGCGTGCCAAACGAAGACCCCCGGGTATCTCTTCCACGAAACGGGAGACGAGTCTTTCGCCTTGGCTCGAGCACAGAACGGAGCACTAAAGATGAACGGGATGGAGGTTCTCGTGCTGGAATGCACGACATGCGGTTACTTATTGATGTTCAACCGCGAGCGGTTCATGGAACGCGTCGCGATTGCTGAGCACAAGCGGCTGCACGTCAATGATGAGCAGGATCAAACGAAATGAGCACCAACGTTCGCCCGTTTCCCAACAGCAAGCCCGGCAGACCTGTTGACTCATCAGGCTCAGGCGGCGATGATGGCGGCATGGAAACGCGCATCCAAGAACTTGAAAAGGCCACCGCAGACATCCGTGAGCGTCTCGCACGCATGGAGTCTGGGCTTGCACACGTCGCCACAAAGGCCGACGTCATGTCGGTAAAGACTGACGTTATGTCGATGGAAGGAACGCTGCTCAAGTGGTTCATCGGCACAGCTATTGCCCTTGCCGGTCTCGCATTCGCAGCCGCCAAATTGATTCATTGACGCAGCCCCGAGACTGCCCCGGAAGCCCCGCCTCATGCGGGGTTTTTCATGCGCCATCCACCGCGCAACAGATTACTTCCCTACCTTCCTGAAGTGCGACCGGTGCCGGTCCGTCGTGGGGTCATCGCGCATTTCGAGCTCGAGCGCGGTCGTGAATCCAACGTCGCCGATCGTGTGCGTTGCCTTCTTCACGAGCCACGCCGTCTCGTCGATTTCCGGCTTAAAGCCTGCCACGGTAACGGGCATCTCCGGGAACAGCTCGGCGCAGCCGCGCGCGAGCGTGTAGCTCATCGTCGCCTGGCTGCGCTGCATCCGCTTGAACTCGGCCTGCGCGGCCGCACGCGCTTCCGCCTCCGTTGCGTAATCTTCCGGCAGCACCTTCACGTTCTTGTTGTTCTCGCCCCCGACGATAACCGACTTCCGCTTCGCGCGGCCGGTCGAATGGTAGTGCGCGCGCACGGCTGCGTAGTTCTCGCGTTCGGACACGTGGTAGCGATGGCTGTCGCCGCTCGCGCGCGTCAGTTCAAGCACGTCGAGCTTCTTCCCGCTTGCCGTCTGGCCGGTGCCGATCGGCATGAACAGCAGGCGTAGGTCTTTCACGTTCATCACCGCGTCATAGCGCTTCGCCAGGCGCGTCAGAAACGACATGTCCGATTCGTGCGTCTGGTCGATGTGCGCGATCAGGATTTTCGCGAGCGCGTCGCCGACGGTCGGCGCCAGCGAGTAGCGCCCGGCGATCGAGCGCACGATCGAGCCGATCGTCTGCCGGTGCCAGCTCTTCTCGCGGCGCTCCTGCATGCCGCTCGTCATCGCGGCCGAGCGCGCGCGAACCGTGATGATGTCCGGCGCGCCGCTGTGCTCGACTTCGTTCACAACGAAGCTACCCTTGTCGACGAGCGGCTCGCCGGCCCATCCGATCGACGCCTTGATCGTCGCGCCGCGCTTCGGAATGTCCAGATCGTTTTTCGAGTCGTCGAGCACGATATCGATCGTATCCGCCTCATCGGAGCGCGACTCCGAAATCGACAGCGACACAAGCCGCGGCGCGAACAGGCGCGACAGATCGCGGCCGCCGACTGAAATGCGGTAATCCGGCTGCGGATGCAGGCGCGCGACGCGCGGCGCGTCGTGCGATTCCGGCCTCGTGGTGCGTTCGTTCGAAGACGTAGCCATCAGCGCTTGTCCTTGCGCGAGTTCTTCTCGCGCGCTGTGCGCAGCACGTCGTCGTCGACGCGCTCGATCGTGAGCTGAAACTCGATGCGCCGCGGCGTGCCGTCCGCCGTGTGGTAGCTCTGCGTCTCGTTCAGCTCGGCGATGACATACGCGCCGTAGACGTTGCCGGCGCCGTCCACGAGCACATACGCTTCTCCGGTGTCCGCCATCGCGGCGAGCTCGCGAATCGACGCGATCGAGCCGAACGTCTCGGGTGCGACGAGGCCATTCAGCGTGATCGTGTCATCGCCGACGCCGGCGAACTGGCGGCCGTCGCGCGCGCCGACGCGCGAGCTCGTCGGATGCTTCCACGTGCGCCGGCGCTGCAACTCGCGAAACGGCGCGCTCGTCAGGTTAAAAACGAATTGGTCGAGGGACATGAGCATGCGTGACTCCGGTTGCGTCAGTCCGACAGGCGAGAGCCGATGCGCGACTGCTTCGCGCGCTCGCGGCGATCGAGCGCGGCTTCGACGGCGCGCGCGATCGCGTGCGGGTCCTGCCCGGCCTGCGGGTAGATGTTGATGACGATCGACGACGCTGGCGCAACTGGCGACGCCGTCGCGGATGACGCGGCGAGCGGCGCGCGGCGATCGATCGGCACGGTCGACTGCACGAGCGGCGGCGTCGGCTTCGCGAGCGCCGGCGTGCCGAATGACGCGACGGCCACGGTTGCAAGACCGAGCGCCGCTTTCGCGACACGCTGCTGCTCACCCTGCATGCCGAGCGCCGCGCCCTCACCGACGAAGCCGCCGAGCTGCGCGAATACGCGGCTCGGGCTATGAATGCCGAGCTTCTCCTTGAACCAGCCCACCGTGCTGTTCGCCATGTTCGAAATCGCGTCTTTCACCTTGCCCAGTCCGCTGCTGATGCCGCCGACGAGCCCGTCGATAAGGTGCCCGCCGAACTCGGAGAACTTCGCGGGCAGTTCGACGCCGAACAGCGACAGCACGCCCGCGAGCGCCCGGTAGAACATGCCGAGCGGCGACCAGTTCAGAATCAGCGTGCCGAGCGCGGCGAGCCCGCCGTTCAGTGCCGCGCGCGCGTCGCCCATCGCTTCGACGAACAGGCCGGCGAGCCCGCCGAGCGCGCGGCCGAGCCACGTGAGCGGCACGAGCGCGACGCGCAACACCGTGCCGAGCACCGCACCGAATCCGCGGCCAGCCGCCGCCGCCGCGGACAGGCCATCGGCGCTCGCGCGCGCCGGCGCGAACAGCTTGCCGAGCCAGCCGGCCACCGTCGAGAGCGCACCGCTCAGCCAGTTCCACATCGGTTTCGCCGCCGCGAGCGCGCGGCCGACCGGCTGCAATGCGCCCCGAAGCGCGGCGCCGAGCGGCGCCAGTGCATCGCCGATCGCCGCGAGCGCGCCCCCGACGAACGCCTTGATTGGCCCCCAATAGCGGTAGATCAGCAGCGCGGCGGCGGCGAACGCCGCGGCGTACAGGCCAATCGGCGTCGTCAGCAACAGGCGGCCGGCGCCCATCGCGGCCGTGCCGAACATCCGCCATGCGGCCGCGCCGATGCCGAGCGCGCGCGACAGGATGCCGCCCTGAATCCCGAACGTCGCCATGCTGAAACGCACGACGGCGAGCGGGCCGAGCACGCCGGCGAGGACGATCGTGAACGTGCCGAGCACCGCGAGCAGCGCGGCGAAGCCGGCCGCGAGCGCGACGACTACCTTCGTTGCTTGCGGGTGTGCCTGAATCGTTGTCAGCAGCCTGTCGGCGAGCTCGCGCGTCTTGTCGAGCGCGGCGTTGTACATCGGCGCGATGCGCTCGCCGATTTCGTTCAGCAGGTCGCGCAGCTTCGCGCGCGCGTCGAGCTCCTTGCCGGGCGTCTGTTTCGACGCGAGGTCGTGCATTTCGTCGATGCCATACGCGCCCTTGTTCAGCTTCTCGTTCTTGTGGATTTGCTGGCTCTGCATGTACATCGTCGAGAACAGATTCGCGGCTGTCCGATTCGTGAAGATCGTCGAAATCATGTCCTTCACTTTGTCGGGGTCCGTGATGCCCTTCTTCGCCATCTGCGGCAGCAGCACCTTTTCGAGCCATTCGAGCGGCGACGCCTTGAACAGATCGCCGCCGAGCAGCGCGCCCGGCTTGATCCGCTTGATCATGCCGATTTTGTTGTACTCGACGTTCTTCTTGTCCAGCAGGCCGAGCTTCATCATCTCCTGCGCGGCCCGCACGGTCGTCTTGCCCTGGTAGACGTTGCTGTATGCGGACATGAGCCCGGTGCCGACCTGGTGCCCGCCCATTTCCTGAATCAGCGGCTCCATCTGGTAATAGAACGCGTCCTGGCGCATCTGCTTTGCTGCGACGCCGCCCGTCTGGATGAAGTTGCGCCACTCGTCGCCGCCGACGCGGCCGCCCGTTGCCGACAGCACCTTCTGCACCATGTTCGCTTCGTTCCTGAACGTCGCTTCGTCCTTCGTGCCGCCGCGCAGCTCGATGACCTTCAGCATGTTCATGAACTTCTCTTCGTTCGCGTGCGCGTCTTCCGCGCCGAACATCGCCTCGTTCGCGAACTTCATTTTCGCCAGCGTCGGCATCACCATCTGCGCGTGATGCTCGTCCGCGAAGATCGACAGTGCGTCGCGCATCAACGTCATGTTGTCCGACGTGCTCACGCCCATCATCTTCATCGAGCGCACGTACTTCTCGGCGTCCTTCGTCGCCTGGTCGCCGAGGCCGAGCGCCGTGATGCGCGCGCGCTCGTTCTGAATTTTCTTCGTCTCGTCGAGTGCTTCACGCAGATCGCCGAGCGCGTGCGTGCCGGTCGAGCGCGCCGCGTAACCGCCGATCGCCATGCCGCCGGCGACGCCCTGTAGCGCCTGCATCTTGCCGCGCGCCGCGCCGAGCTTCTTCTCGCGCTCGGCCATGGCTTCGAGCTGGCGCGTCTGCGTCTGCATTGCCGCCGTCGTCTGCGCGATGTTCGAGCGCAGCGTGCGCTCGTGCTCGGCGAGCTGGCGCGTGTTGATGCCCGCGCTCGTGAGCTGCGCGCGCAACTCACGCACGCGGGCGGACTGCTTCTCGTGCTCGATCGACAGCCGCGCCGCGGACTGCTTCGCCTTCTCGAATTTGTCGATCATGTCGCGCGACGGCGGACCGAACGCACGCAGCGAATCCGCCAGCCGCTTCACGCGCACCTGCGCCCGGTCGAGCTTCTCCGCGGTGCCGGCGAGCCCGGTTCGCATCTCGCGGAACGAGGCGACGGCCTTCTGCTGCTTGCCGAGCTCGGCGAGCTCGCCGCGCGTCTGCTTGAGCGCCTGCGCGAGCCCCTTGTTGCTGTTCAGCACGTTCTTCAGGGGCTTCGTGAAGTTGTCGATCATGTCGAACATCACGCGCAGTTTCAGGGCGTTGTCCATCGTCACTCGTTTCCGCTACGTATCCGGGCGCGCTCGCGCCAGTCCATCAATTCGGCCAGGGAGAAGCCGTCCATCACGGCCGGCGTCCATCCGCCAAACACCGTCGCGATATCGGCCATCGCGTCTTCTACGCGGGCCGGGATTCCATGCTCGCTTTCAGCGCCTTCGGCATCAAAAAACCGGCGAAGATACCCCCCAACGCCACGAGGTCGGCCGGGTCCATGCCGGCCACGTCGAACTCGGTCAGCGTCGGCGTGCTGATGCGCGGCAACACCTTGCGCAGCGCGTCGACATCGAGATTCACCAGTGCGGCGAGCGACGTGCCGCGCAGCGCGCCCGCAGCCGGCTTGCGCAGCGTCACCTGCGTGATGGTTTGTCCTTCGCGCTCGATCGGCGTGTCGAGCGTGTGCGCGTTCTCGTCGAGCGCGGCGTGGCCTGTCGTTTCGATGTGGGCGGTGTCGATGGTCGTCATGGTGTTTCCTTGGTTGGATGTGAAATTGGAATGGCCCGCGTGCGCCGCGGGCGCTCGATTACAGGCCCATCGCGCGCCGAAGGTCCGACGCGAGGTCCATACCGTTGATCTTCTCGACGGCGTTCACGAAGTCGAGCTCGATGAGGTCGCGCCCGTTCACGGTCAGCTTGTAGTAGCTGGCGTTGGTCGTGATCTTGAATTTCGTGTCTTCCTTCGCCTTCGCGGTGCCCATGTCGATTTCCTCATGGCGGCCCTTCACGACGACTTCGATCTGATCGTGCTTCTTGCTGTCCTCGCGCCGATAGCCGCCGGCGAAGCGCAGCAGCACGCCGTCGTGCTGCACGGCGCCGTACTGTTCGAGCACTTCGACCATGAAGCCGCCGCACGTCCATTCGAGCTGAAGCTCTTCGTTGCCGAAATCGATCTTCACGGGGCCAGTCATGCCGCTGCCTTGCCACGCTTCCATCTTGCGCTTGAGCTTCGGAAGATTGAGCTCTTCGACTTCGCCGACGAAGTTCGCGCCGTTGTGAAAGACGTTGAAGCCCTTCAGTTTTCGAGGCATACCCATTGCGTTTGACTCCTGTTAGCCCGCCACGCGCGCCGGGAAATCGGCGAGGAAGCGGTCGGTGATGCGCTGGCGCAGCACCAGATTTTCGAGAGGCGGAACCGGCGTGTAGTCGTAATCGATGTACGCCTTGCCGGATGCGAGGATGTCGGCCGTGTTCGGCTCCGGATCGATCCACGCGCTACCGCCGATCAGGTAGCCGTTCGCGACCTGCTGCCGGAACCAGCCGTTGATGCTTTCCACGATGTCGCGCGCGAGCGACGGATTCAGCGGCCCGTCGACGACGGGCATCTGCGCTTCGGCGATCGAGTCGGCGGCAACCTGCGCCGTGCGCGTGTAGTTCTCGAACGCGAACTTCGGATCGTCCGAGCACGTGCGCGAGCCCCAGAATCGGAAGCCGTTGCGGTTCACGAGCGTCGTCACTTCATGCTCGTTCAGGTAGCCCGCATCGGTCGCCGGGTCCTGCAAATCCCACGACACGTCGGCGCTGATGCCGGACACGCCGTTCACGACGACATTCGAAATCGTCTTGTGCCAGCCGATGTCGTTGTCGATCTTCGCGCGCAAGCCGGCGGCGATCGCCGGCGCCGGAATGACGGCCGTCGAATTCGTCGTGTCGTCCCAGCCGAGCCAGTCCGGCCAGATCACCATGATTTCGCGTTGGCCGAACTGCTTGCGGTACGCGGCGGCTTCTTCCTTCGTCTTGCAGCCGGACGCCGACACATAGGCCATCGCGCGCAGCGACTGCGCAGTCGCCACGAGCGCGGCCGCGACCGGCTGCGTATCGAGGCCGGGCGCCGCAAGAATGCGCGGCTTGACGCCGAGCGCGGCCTGCGCGGCGAGCAGCGCCTTGATGCCCGTGTATTTGCCTTCCGGCGTCACGGTGCCGATGACGTTCGAGGTCGTCTCCGCTTCGTCCTTGCCTTCGGCGACGCGCACGACGACGGTAAGCGGCTTCGTCTGCTGGCCGATCGCGTCGAGCGTGCGACGCAGCGTGCCTTTCTTGCCGGCCTTGCCGAGCGCGGCGACGACGTTCGTCAGCAGCACGGGCGTGTTCAGCGGAAACGCGCTCGCGTCGGCGTCGGCCGCCGTGCAGACGACGCCGAGCACGGCCGTCGACACCGAGCGAATCGGTCGGCCGCCTTCGTTGATTTCGATGACGCGAACGCCGTGGTGGTAATCCTGCGGCATGGTGTGCAGCTCCTGTTACGTAAAAATCGGGAGGATTCCCGGTGATCGGGCCGGCGTCAGGCCGGGGCGTGTTCGGCGTCCGGCCGCGCGGCGTCGCCGGCGGCGGCCGGCTCGGCGGGCGGCATGCCTTCGGGCGCGACGGGCTCGGGCGGCGGCGGCACGTAGGGCGCGGGCATGTCGGGCCACGCGATCGCGTCCGGGAACGTGTCTTTCTGGATCGCGGCAACGAGCGCCATCTGGTAGGCCGACCAGGCTTTGAAGTAGTACGTCTGCTCGTCGTCGAGCTGGCCCGCTGCGTAGGCGTCGGCTTTGCCGAGGTTCTCCCGGCGCGCGATCGCCAACAGCCGCTCGAACTCGGCCATCGCCGCGTCGCGCTTCTCGCGCGCGATCAGCTCGGGCGGCACGGTCCACGCGCCGTCGATCCACGCGTGCCGCTCGGACGGGCGCGGCTCGGTCGTCAGGCCGAGGTCGGCCGGCGTCTTGCCCGCGATCGCGATCTCGACCGGCTCGCCCGTGTCGGTCCGATAGCAGACGCGGCCGCGGTAGTCCGGCAACAGGAACCACGCGCCGTCGCGGTAGAACGGCCACGTGGTCGGCGTGCGCGCCGGCGGCGCATCAAGCGTCGCGGACGCCGGAATCAGCCAGCGGCCGTCGTTGCGCGGGTCGGCGTCCGGCTGGCCGCTGCTCAGGTATTCGCCCGTTGCCGGGCCGTAGTGGTGAATCAGCATGTCGTGTCTCTCGTGGTTAGTAGGCGCGAATCAGCGCGAGCAGCGCGACGTTGCGCGGGCGGGATTCGTCGCCACCGTCGGGTTGAACCGTGATCGCGTGCGCGTGGCGGCCACCGCCGCCGACGCCGACGCCGTGCTGGTGATTTCCGGCGCCTTCGGTGTTGAACTCGTGCCCGTGGTTGCCGGCCGGGCTCGTCATCCCGTACACGTTGTCGTTGTCGCTGCCTTGCGCGCCACGGTTGTTGGGCGAGCCCCACGTTCCCCACGGCGGGTTGTACATCTGCGGGTTCTCGCCCCACGGCGAAATGTGTTGGTGGTCTGGCGCTGCGGCCGTCCAACCGTGGTGGTCGTGCCAGCCCTGTACGTCGGTCCAGGCCGAATGCACGTGGTCCGGCGCTTCGCTCGCCCCTGCCCCGTGCGCGTGCGTGTGGTTCTGGTCGCCCTGGAATGCGCCAATCTGCCGGCTTGCGTCGACGCCGCCGCGCGCATCGGACCAGCATCGAATGAACTCGCCGCGCAGCTCGGGCAGGCGAAACGTCGTCGCGCCGTCGCCGGTCGAGAAGCAGCCCCACCGATCCTTCATCCAGTCCGCATCGGAGACGAGCGCGCCGCTCGCCTGCGCATACGCCCACAGCTCGGGATAGTCGGCACGGTTCACGAGCACGCCGTTCGCCTTGAGGAAGCCCGGCCGCACGGTCGTGCGCGGCTCGAAGACAATCTGGCCGATCGTCGTCGCCGACAGGACCGAGCGCACCCATTCCGTTGTCGCGGCGCGCGTCGATCGATCCGCCGCCGGCGGCGTCGGCACGGTGACAGCTTCTTCGAAGGCCACGAGCGACGGCGAGAACCGCACGACGGGGCGCGCGTTGCACGTCACGCCGAACTCGCCATCGGCCGCGTGATAGAGGCCGGTATCCGGTGCGCCGTCGTTGGCGAACGTGAGCGACGGCGCGGCCGGGCTGCCTTCGGCGAGCACGAGCCGCTTGCCGGGCGCGAACGACACATCGCCGGCCAGCGTGCCGCCCTTGCTCTTGTCGAGCGGGTCGAGGTTGCCTTCGTGCCACACGATCCGCCCGTCGACGCGGAAGGTGCGATTCGCGAACTCGTAATGGAACGAGCCGAGGGTGGGCGACCACCAGCCGACCGCGCTCTTGCTCGCGTAGTGGTAGCCGTCGAGGGGGCCGAGGCTGATATGCGCCTCCCCGGTGCCTTGCCCGACAATCAGGTCGCGACCGATCTTGACGTTGCCGCCGAAGACAGCGCCCGCACCGCTGCCGTCGACGATCACCTGTCCCGTCGTCAGCGACCACGAGAACGGCCGATAGTCGTTGTA